TGACGGCTGCATCGAACCGCACCTGCATCTGAAAGGTGGCGTCAAAGTCCGGATGATCGATTTCTTTGCTGCCCGGGGGCTGATTGCCCAAGTCGGTGGTCAATGGCGCCTGACCCCGACCGCCTACAGCGTAGTGCAGGGGCAGGCAAACCTCGCGTCCATTACCGCCGCGATTCCGACGCCCGACAATCTTGACCCGGAACTTGAAGCGGTGGTCAGTGCCGCCGAAGCCTCCTGGCAAGCGGTGCAGACCAAAACGACGGATCGACTCGCCAAGCTCGAGGCCAGCCAGACGCGGGCGGGCAGCAAGCAGGCCTTGGTGATCGAGATGCTGAAACGTCCCGAGGGGGCCACCATTGCGCAGATCTGCGAAGTGACCGGCTGGCAAAACATACGATTCGCGGCACGTTCTCGGGGGCCCTCAAAAAGAAGCTGGGCCTGACCATCGTCTCGGAGAAGATCGCAGGGCCCACGGGTGCCGGCCAGCGGCTCTATCGCATCACCGACGCGGTGGCCGCATGAGCGCGCCGTTGGAAAACGTGCTCAACGCCGCCCGGGAAATTGCCTGCATGAAATCCCCGAGCATCGAGCATCTGCTGCGTCAGCAGGGGTTCGGGTTCGAGGCGGATCGCGTGGCTGAACTGGTCGCCGCCGTCGAGGCACTGCCTGAGGTGGCGGCCTTGCCGATCACCTCCCCACCCGGTCGTCCGCCAGCCTTCCTCTGTGCCTTACTGGCGCATCGGCAGGGCGAGCATGATGCATAAACTGGCCACCGGCTGGACGGTCGTGATGGACGGGGTGAGGTACACCGTCACGGGGGCCACGAGGAAACGTGGCCAGATCTGTTACCTGCTCACCGATGCACAGGGCCAGCGGCAGGCGCTGGAGACCAAACACCTGCTCGAGGGACAGCGCGATCAGTGGCTGCAGGTGAAGGTCAATTGAATGCGCTTATTTCTTGTTGGCGACCGCCGCCTTGAACCCAGCGCCGGCCTTGAAGGTCGGCACGGTGGTGGCGGCAATGGTCAGGGCCTCGCCGGTCTTGGGATTGCGGCCGGTGCGTGCTTCGCGCTGGCTGGCCTTGAAGGTGCCAAAGCCGATCAAGGTGACGTCTTCGCCCTTGGCCACTTCGGCGGTGATGATGTCGATCAGGGCTTCGAGGGCTTGGCCAGCAGCGGCTTTGGTGGTGTCGGTCTTGGCGGCCAGCGCGTCGATGAGTTCGGACTTATTCATGGTGGGTAACTCCTGGATGAGAAAGCGGGTGATTCTGCCACCGATTCAGGCTTGGCCAGTGGGGCAAAATGATGGATCAATCACTTGGCTTCTGTTTGGCACAGCGCGAATCTACGGGTGTCGAAACAAACCCACCCAGGAGTCAATCATGCACCCCTTCACCCTCAACCAGATCGTCAAAGGCAAGGTCGCTGGGCATTTTGTGATCCTGGGATTTCGCCAGATCGCGGGCGAAACCTACGCGCAAGTGAAGCCGGTGAACCCGGCAGACCACAGACAAGTTGGGCGGGGTGAGCTGGCCTTGCCGATGGATGCCCTCGAACCGATTAACGCCTGATGATCCGAAGGAGACTGTCATGCACGTGATCTACAAAGGCAAGCAACACGAGGTTCTCTACACCCGATTTTGTGGAGACTACGAACTGTATACCCTCAAGAGCCACTTCGCCGACGGCTCGATGTTCCCCGCCAAGAAAACCGATTGCCGCCCGGTGACCCAAACGCCAAAGCCCCGTCGCCAGGCTGCCACCTCGGCGGCGAGCGTTGATGTCTGAAAATGATGAATCAATCGCTTGGCTTCAATCCCGAACAGCGCGAATCTACAGTCATCGCAACGCACCCCCCGAAGGAGATGAAGATGACCACCACGAAGCAGATTCCCGCCAGCCAAAATGAAGCCTGGGGGTTCACTGGCACCATGAACGAACACGCCGACGCTGCTTGGCCGATGGCCATGACCGCCATCTCGAATGCCACCGGCGAGTCGCTCGAATCGGTACGCATCTTCCTCGACAGCCGCTACGGTCGCCACTTTGCTGACGAGGTGCACAACGGCCTCTACGACGGGGCCAGCCTGGCCGATGCCATCCACGCCGCCACCCAACGCTGGATGGGCTGGACGATTGGCCGCAGCACCAGCAAACAATACGGCATCCCTGCGAGCCTGCCTTACCTCACAGGGTTCGTGATCCACTGCGCGATCATCGAAGAATCCCTGGTGGCATGAGGCGATTGCCATGACCAGCACTACCGACTACGACCAGTTCATCGCCGAACTGACGCTGCTGACCCGCAAGTACGGGGTGGCGATCCAGTCAGTGGGCGGGGTGATTCTCTCCGAGGTGCCCGGCGAGTTCCGGGACGTCACTTACCGCGCCGACATCAGCAGCGGCGATCTTTACCCGGAGTTTCCGGATGCCTGATGTGGCCGCAGAGCCTCGAAGGCCCGGCGCAGCAGGTAGCTACGAACCAAGGAGACCGCAGTGAACACGAACCCAATGGCTAGGTTGTCCTGCAGACTGGCCTCCAATCCAAACAGCGGAAACACCAGCATCTGCGTGGCCACCGCCACACCATAGCCGACCAGCACATTGGTCACGGCCTCCACCAGCGACATCGTGCGGGACTGTTTCATGGTGCTCCGGGATACTCGGTGGCATCATTTATCCCGCATAAACAATCAATGGAACAAATCATGTCGCTGTTGTCACTCATCAAAGGCTGGTTCGGCGAAACACAGAGCGCGGTAGCACATGCCTTGTTTCTGGACGACAAGATTTACCACTCGATCAACAACGTCACGATCCCCACGGCCAATGGCACCACGCAGATCGATCACGTCATCGTCTCGCGTTTTGGTCTATTCGTCGTCGAGACCAAGAACATGAAGGGCTGGATCTTCGGCGACGAGCACAGCAAACAATGGACGCAAAGCCTGTTCGGGAAGAAGCATCGATTCCAGAACCCCTTGCACCAGAACTACCGACACACCCGGGCCCTCGCGGACTTCCTCGGCATCGATCAAGACAAACTGCACTCGGTCGTCATGTTCTGGGGAGAAGCCGAACTGAAGACGCCGATGCCGCCAAACGTGATGACCAAGGGTTACGCGACCTACATCAAGCGCAAACAGACCGTGCTGTTCTCGGACGAGGAAGTGACTCAGTTGATTGCGGCGCTGCGCACCGGGATGCTGCCCAAGACCTGGGCCACCCGAAAAGCCCACATCGCGTCATTACAGCAGCGCCACCAGAGCCGCACGATCTGCCCGAAGTGTGGCGGCGACCTAGTTCGGCGCACCGCAAAATCAGGCCCCAATGCAGGGCGCCCCTTCCTCGGCTGCGCCAACTTTCCCAAGTGCCGCCACACCGCTACGGTCACTGAGGCTTGACAGTTCACCGGGGTCTGCAACGATCAGGTCATCGAATCGGACTCCATCGGATTCGCGGACTGCCTGCGCGCCGGCGTATTCTTGCCAGCGGCGCACGATCACATCGACGTACTTGGGATCGAGCTCGATCAGCCGTGCCTGGCGCCCCGACTTCTCGGCCGCGATCAGCGTTGTGCCCGAGCCGCCAAAGGGATCGAGCACCACATCACCCGGTCGGCTGGAGTTGCGGATGGCGCGCTCGACCAGCTCCACGGGCTTCATCGTCGGATGGAGATCGTTGACGCGCGGCTTGTTGAAGTGCCAAACATCCCCCTGGTCGCGGTCGCCACACCAGTGGCGAGTAGCGCCCTCGGGCCAGCCGTAGAGGATGGGTTCGTACTGGCGCTGGTAGTCCGAGCGGCCCAGCGTAAAAGTGTTCTTGGCCCAGATGATGAAGGTTGACCACTTGCCACCGGCGGCACGGAAGGCAGATTGCAATGCGTCCAGTTCGCTGGAGGACATGGCGATGTAGATCGCCCCCTGGCAATGCGCGATCATCGGGGTGAGCGCGCCTTGAGGAAGGGTTCGAAGTCCTCGCCGAGGTTATCGTTCAGAATCGGGCGGTTCGTGCCGCGCAGCTTGTCCTTGGCGCTATTGGCGTAGTTCACTCCATAAGGTGGATCTGTCACAACCATGTGGGCTTTCTCGCCAGCCATCAGCAGGGTGTAGCTGGCTGCATCGGTCGAATCGCCACACAGCAGCCGGTGGCCACCCATGATCCAGACATCGCCGGGTTTCGAGACTGGCGTGACCGGTACCTCCGGTGCGGCATCCTCATCGGTGTTGCCCTCGGTGCTCGTCTCCTCGCCGGCCAGGATGTCCAGCAACTCGTCGGCATCGAAACCGGTGAACGCCAGATCGAAGTCATCGAGTTTGAGTTCCTCGAGTTCCAGGCGCAGCAGATCATCATCCAGTCCGCCCAAGTCGCCGAGCGGTTGACCAGAATGCGGAAGGCCTTGATCTGCGTCTCGGTCAGGTCGTCGGCAAGGATCACCGGCACCTGTTCGAGACCGAGGTGCTGCGCGGCCTTATAGCGAAGATGACCGTCACAAATTTCGCCGGTGCTTTTGACGATCAGTGGAATCCGAAAGCCAAACTCGCGAATGGCCCCGGCCATCTGCTCGACGGCGTGATCGTTCTTCCGAGGATTTCTGGCATACGGGATCAGCCGGTTGGTCGGCCAATGTTCGAGTTTGAGGTCACTCAGTTGCATGTGTCGTCTCCAGTCGTTCTGCTTCGACCTCGGCAAAGGTCTGCCCGGTGGCGGCAAGCGTCACCGGGATGTCGGGGTGTTCTGTTGAAAGCGTTTCACTGCCACGTCGCTGTATTGCGGGCGAGTTCGATGGTACGGGCGATCCGGCTGTCTTCTGC